AAGCCCCGGAATGGCTCCCCGAGGAATGCCTCGGATATTTCAAAGACCTTGCGGCTCGTCTCGAACACTACAAACTTAACTCTGCGTCCTGGACAGCAGCTGTGGCTATGATGTCCCTTCGTCTTAGAGAGATAGAAGAGTGCAACGACAGTATAGACACAGACGGTCGAACTTATTGGGGCGGGATAAACGGGGACATGCTGAAAGCTAACCCGGCTGTTTCCCAAAGAAGTGAGGCCATGCGGCACTTGCAAAGCCTGCTGTCTGAGTTCGGACTCACCCCTGCGTCTATAAGTAAGGTTAAAGGGAAAAACGATGGGGACAAAGCGGGCAGCCCGTGGGCGGCGTTTAAATGAAGCATCCCCATGTAACCATAGCTAACCGGTACGCCCGAGAAGTGGTCTCTGGAAAGATCCCCGCCGGATTGTATGTCATCCAGGCGTGCAAACGGCATCTTGATGATCTTAAAAAGAAACGGTTTCCGTATAAGTTCGATCTGGATAAGGCTGAACTTATTTGTGTATTTGCTGAGCTTATGCCCCATGTGAAAGGAAAGTGGGCGGGGAGTACTATCAGGCTTGAACCCTGGCAGTGCTTTTTTCTTGCGATTCCCTTCGGGTGGATAAGTAAGACCAGCGGCGCCCGGAGATTCCGGGAGGTATACGCCGAAATCCCCAGGAAGAACACAAAATCTACACTTGGCGCCATAATCGGCAATTACATGTTTACGGCTGATGGAGAACCGGGAGCGGAGGTGTACAGCGGCGCGACGGCACTCAGCCAGGCGTATGAGGTGTTTCGTCCTGCGTGGCTAATGTCAAAGAAACTCCCGGAGTACGAGGCTCAGTTTAGTATCGAGCGGGGCGGTACGGATAAGAACCCGGGGAACCTTTACAGCACCTTATCCGAGAATAGATTCGAGCCGGTTATAGGCAAGCCCGGGGACGGTGCGAGCGTTCACTGCGGCATCGTGGACGAGTATCACGAACACGCTACGGATCACGTATATGATTGTTTCGCAACCGGGATGGGGAGCAGGGAACAGCCTTTACTTGTTGTGATTACAACCGCCGGAACGAATACCGCGAGTCCCTGCTATCATAAACGGGGCCAGGCAATCAGGGTACTTTCTAAAGAGGTGGAAGACGAGCAGCTCTTTTCACTTATTTTCACGATAGACAAAGAGGACGATTGGACGGATTTCGATGTTTGGAAGAAAGCCAATCCTAATTTCGGTGTGTCTGTATTTGAGGATTACCTGAAACGACAGCACCAGACAGCTATACGGGACGCGCGTAAACAGAACATTCTTAAGTGCAAGCACCTTAACGTATGGAGTAACGCCGGGGAATCCTTTTTTAATATGGTTGACTTCGAAAAGTGTGCGGATTCCTTGCTTGATATTAATGACTTTTATGGGGAGCCGGTTTATATCGGGCTGGACCTTGCATCTAAGATAGATCTTGCTGCACTTATAGCGATCTTTAAGAAGGGAAACGATTTTTATATGTTTTCCCGTTACTACCTTCCTGAGTCCCGCACACTGGGTGAAGAGTTCGCACATTACGCAGGATGGGCGCATGAGGGGTATATCCAGACAACCCCGGGCAACCGGATCGATTATGAGGTCATAGAGGCGGATATAAAAGGGTATGCTAAAGATTTTGATCTTACCGGCCCGGACAACGGTGGCGGTGAGGTCTGTAACGACCCTTGGAGCGCGCACCAGCTTATAACTAACCTGGACAAAGCAGGTATTGCGGTTACAGAGATTCCGCAAACGGTGTCCATTCTCTCGGAGCCGCTGAAAGAGCTGGAAAAGGCCATAAGTGAGGGCAGATTACACCATGACGGTAACCCTGTTACTTATTGGTGCTTTTCGAACGTTATGGCCCGGGAGGACAAAAACGAAAATGTATTTCCGTACAAGGAAGGTAAGGAAAATAAGATCGATGGGGCGGCGGCGGCTCTTGATGCATTTTGTCGGGCGGCAGTTGAGGAGGACACGTTAATAACCATAAACTATGATTTGATATAATGAAAAAGAGCGAACAAAGAGAGTTGATTCAAAGACTGGGGGACTTACAAGGTTTTTTGGAAAATATTAAGGCCCGGTCAACCGGCGGCGAACCAGTTAATCACATTACCTGCCGGAGAGTACCGGCCGTTGCGGGCTGTATTAAGGTTATCCGGGACGATCTGGGCGGTGTTCCTTTTAAGATCTACCGTAAATACAAGGGGCGAACCGAGCCTGTTACAGACCATCCGGCATACGAAAAGATTAAGTTGCGGCCTAACCCAGAGATGAAGGCTTTTGACTGGCAGAAAAAACGTATCCCGGACCAGATCGTTAAAGGTAATTCATATAGTTTTATAGAACGTTCCATAGCTAATCCAGTAAAGAATATGTGGCCGCTTGATCCGGAGGAGGTCAATATCGTTCGAGTTAAAACCAGGAGTAACAGGCGCGGCCTGATCTATTATGATGTAATGGACGGGTATACCAGGAAGAGGTACAAGCCGGGTGATATCCTTCACGTCAAGGGTGCGACTCTCGATGGTATTGCGGGTTATTCCGAGCTGCTAGTGGACGGACGTGAATTTGTTTCAGTCGGTCTTGAGCTGATTAAATTCGAGCGTCGGTTCTTTCAGCAGGGGTTTTTTCCAAACGGGTTCTTTAAAGTCCCCGGTAAATTAGCGGATTCGGATACCTGGCTTGAAATCATTAAGAAGAAGTTCGGGGGAAACCGGAATAACAATACCCCGATGACATTAGAGAACGGCATGGATTTCGTTAAAAACGAGATCAAGCTGCTGGACAACCAGTTTAGGGAGCTTCAAGAACAGAATAAGACCGATATCTGCGGCTTACTCGGCGTTCCGCTCTCAAGGCTGTCCGTGTCGGGCAGTAATACCAATTATAATAACAGCGAGCAGGAAAAAGAACGTTATTATCAGTCAGGACTGCTCCCTTGGGCGGTGGCAGACGAGCAGGAGATTTCGCTTAAGCTGCTTACCTCGGATGAGCGTAAGAAAGGGTTATACGCCAAGTACAACTTCTCAGCGTTCTTAAGAGCGGACAGCAAGACGCGTGCCGAAGTCCATCGTACGTACCACCAGATGGGAGTACCGCTTAACACCATCATGGATCTTGAAGACAGGAACCCGGTTGAGGGCGGGGACAAGGGGTATATACAGGTTAACATGATGCCGTTGAAAGAAGCGGACAAGCCCCAGGAAGCAAGGACAATGCCCGAGCGGAGGTCAAGCTCCGAGGCGATTGTTAAAGCCCGGGATCGAGTCCGTAACAGGTTCGAGCCGACTATACGAGAGGCTTTTGACAGGATTGTGAATAAGGAGACTAAAGCTGTTATACGGGCAGCAGGGAAAGAAGACTATAGGGAACGGATCGCTGACTTTTATAAGAAGTTCGCTAAGGACATCGACGAAAATTTAAGATCTGTATTCACATCGTTTGCTTTCTCATGCGAGGACGTTGTGGCCGGGGAGGTTGAGGCCGAACCGGGACAAACCGAAGACCTGGACGAGACTATCACTACTTACGTTACCGGAGCGGTTGATCAGTATATCGGCGAGTCTATCGTCGGACTTAAGGAAAAAGATCCGGATGAGATCGTCAGTCAGGCGGAACGCTGGAGGGAGAACAGGGCGGACGGGGCAACACATGAACACACTACCGGTGTGGCTAACATGGTCGCCTGGTGCGTAATACTCGGGGCCGGGTATCGGCTTAAGTGGTACACACGGGGTAAGTCCTGCCCGATTTGTAATAGTTTGCATGGGCGTACAGTCAGTAAGAAAGGCGAGAGTTTTAACAGCTCCGGCGAGGAGTTTGAGGATAAGGACGGAAATAAAGTAACTTTTAGACAGACAAAGTACGCGCCGTTGCATAAGGGCTGCGACTGCTTTGTCGCGGCGGGGTGACACATGAAAAAGAATATTGAAACAAGGCAGTTTAAAACAAAGGAATTACGAAGCTGGAAAACGGATGACGGACAGAACGTATTAGAGGGGTACTCCGTTGTCTTTGATTCTCTGTCCGAGGATTTTGGATGGGGAGATCACGAGGTAAGGGAAAAGATTGCGGCGGGGGCATTTACCGAGGCGTTAAAGTCCTCGGATTGTAGAGCTTTATTCAACCATAAATCAGATTTTGTATTGGGCCGGGAATCTGCCGGAACGCTGGAACTTACTGAGGACGACACTGGGCTTAAATCAGTCATATATCTACCTGACACACAGATTGCACGAGATCTTGCTGTGTCTATAGAACGCGGAGACATTAAGGAGCAGTCTTTTAGTTTCATCGTTGAACAGGACACCTGGGAAGACGACAGGGAAAAAAAAGTATCAACCAGAACGATCCATAAAATTAAGGAACTTATCGATATCAGCATAGTCACATATCCGGCTTATACTGACACGAGTGTTGCTAAACGAAGTTATGAAGCCGCCGAGTCCGGCTTTTTCAATATTGAGTCCGAGACTCAGGCCATAAACAATACTGAAATGACAATTTTAACAAGGAATTTGAAGTAATGGAAAAACTACTGAAAGAAATAAGGGCTAAACTGGCCAGGCTTCAGGAATTACGAGCTAAAACGGAGCTTACCGATGCGGAAAAGACTGAAAGACGAGAGCTCCCCGGCTCAATCGAGGGGCTCAATGCTCAGTATGAGGAGCTTAAGAAAGAGGAACGACTACTAGAGGGGCTTAACACTTCGATTGTTACCCCACCCGGCGGGAATGAGCCTCATACTCCCGGGGTAATCGAGGATAAGCCGGTATACCGCTCTTTCGGGGAGCAGTTGCAGGATATATGCTCGATTGGAGGGGCGAACCTGCCGGGCATCGAACAGCGCGATGCGGTTAAACGTCTGGGTGAGTATGAGAAGAGGGAGAAAGAGCTGAGAAGTACCGCAGCGGTTTCTAACTACGATTCTGAGTCTGGGGGTGTTCTTGTGCAAAGCGATTTCGCTCTTGATATTGTGGATAAGGGCTTTAATAACGGTGCGGTTGTTTCTAAGTGTTCGCAGAGGAATTTATCAAGCGGTGCCAACGCTCTCGACATATACGGTATTGACGAAGATTCCAGAGCGGAGGGAGCACGTTACGGCGGTATAAGGGTATTTACTAAATCCGAGATGGAGAAATACTCCCCGAGCAAGACCCGTTTTGCTAAGATCGGGATGAAAGTCGATAAGATAACCGGCCTTCTTTTTTTATCGGATGAGATCATGCAGGACGCGGCGTTTCTGGAAGGGGAGGTAAAAGATCTTTTTCCGAAAGCGTTCGCTTATAAGTTGCAGGATCTTGTACTTACCGGAACCGGGGCGGGTGAACCGCTTGGGATCCTGAACGCTCCGGCTCTTCTAACTGTATCCAAAGACAGCGGGCAGGGGGCAAAAACGATAACCACAGAAAATATTTCTAAAATGAAAGTTGGCGCGGCCGGTAACGCGGAGTGGTTTGCGAACAGGGACATTATTCCCCAGCTTGAGGCGCTACAGATCGGAACGGGCGCGGCGGCCAGGATGTTGTTTAAACAGCTTACCATAAACACAGGTCAGCTTGACGGGATCCCGATTACTTTCATTGAACAGTCCGAAACGCTCGGTGAGAAAGGGGACCTGGTTCTTGCTGATTTCGGCCAGTACGTGCTTTTACGTAAGGGTAATATTAAGGAATTTGAGTCCCTTCATTTTAAATTTGACCAGGGTCTGAAAGCGATTAGGTGGGACTTAAGAGTTGACGGACAGCCCAGATGGAAAAATCCGTTGTCTCCTGCCAAGGGCAATAACAAAATTTCGCCATTCGTAGCATTAGCAAAAAGGGGGTAAAAGAGATGAGTATTAGTATTCCAATCAAAACCGCAGCGATTTCCGGCTTACCACCTATGGAGATCGGAGCGGAAGTGGTTCAGTCCCTCCCGGTTGATATGGGCATGGCTTTATCGGTTTATGCGGTTGTAACGATTAACCAGGTTAATAAGGGCCCTCAGATTCAGGTAAGCCTTAAACAGGCTGAAAGCGGCGCGCCGGGCGCGGTTAAGAGTCTGGGAAAAGCGGTGACTATTTATGCATCCGAGAGTGATGGGGGGGTAAAAAAACGTCAGGACGGTACTGCGTTCGTATTTGATGCTGCTACGGGGGTTAAGAAACTGGTGTTTGAGATATCCGGGGATAAGCTCGATGTTGCTAACGGCTTCACGCTTCTTAGTGCGGAGTTAAGCGGCGGCCAGAATGAGAAGCAGGTGTATGCTTCTATGGAGTATATTATCGAACCTAGATACCGGTTAAGTAGAGGAGCGTAATGTTTAATCTACCTGTTAAGTATCAGATACGGACCGGACTGGCGCCAGGGCCGGCCGTTTATGACTCGGCTTCACTGCCCTTCGATATGGGCAAAGGCTTCACTGTATTTATTCTGGCGTCTTTGTCGGGGCTTGGCCTAAAGGATATCCGTATCGAGCAGGAACGGGTGGATGGGGAACGAAAGCCCCTGGAAACGGGCGGCCCGTCCTTTGTCCGTCGGGGGCTACACATTTTTAAGATACGCCCCGGAGACTTAGATCTTAAAGAGGGCTACCGGTTTGTGTCGCTTCGTGTTACCTCAGACACCCCGGGTATTATAACTGTGGATTATCTTATCGAACCCCGGTATTCGGATTCGGTTGGCGTAGGAATATTACCTGATACCGGAACGCCTGTTGCGGTTGCGGATGAGGTAGACGCCATCAGCGGAACTCCGGTTATGATTAATGTAACTAATAATGACCACATGGTTAATGGCGCGACTCTTACTTCAGTTGATAACGGAGAACATGGAACTACCGAGATTATTGAGGGCTGTGTGGTGTACACACCTGACACCGGTTTTATTGGGATGGACTCTTTTAACTATACGATAACCGGAGCCGACGGGGAGACGTCTCAAGCCCGGGTAACGGTTAATGTTATAAGCCTCCCCAGTTCAGTTGCAGCAGTTGCAGACGAGATTTCCACACCTGAAGACATTCCAGTGACAATTGATGTTACTGCAAATGATAATATGAGTGGGAACGCGGTACTCACTTCAGTTGATAACGGGGCACACGGCACTACCGAAATCGTTGAAGGTAAGGTTATTTATACTCCCGAGACCGGATTTTCAGGAATCGATACATTCACTTATACTATAACCGATGACGACGGAGAGACCTCACAAGCTTGGGTTACCGTGACAGTTAACCGGGCACCGTTAGATTTTCCTGGTGCGTATAAAGTCAAAACGGGCATGACGGCATCAAAAATGAGCGGTTCACGAAAATCGTGGCCCTTTATTCTGGACTCAAACACGAATGCACTTTACGTGGTCGTCTTTGTTGACCAAATAAGTAACGCTGACGGCCCTACAATCCAACTTAAACAACAGTTCGACATTCAAGGAAATGGGTTGAAAAATATTACCGCTAACGTGCCACTTTACGTTTCTGAAAATATCCGGGCAACCGGTGGTACACTGATGGAGTATAAAGGTGAATGCAACTCGTACACCTTTGAGAACAAGATACAAAATCAGGCCGAGAAAAAGAAAGCAATCTTTAAGGTTTCACCAGACGTAATGGACAACGGATATCCGCAGTTAGTGGTTGGTCTGACTGGTGACTCGGATTCCGGCTCAACATTTGCCGCGGTTGATTATTTTATTAAGCCTAAAGGCAAGAGCGATTTTGATTTATCTGCCTTTGACATAACCGCTGGTGACGGCCCGTTAGATGGCTATATGTACCGTGAAGAGGTACCCGTAGACATGACCACAGTAAACGCAGCTTATGTTGTGTGTCTATTTAACCAGACTTACGGTGGCCCTCCTACTATCCAGTTATGCCGGTCAAAAATTTTGGATAAGAACACACGCACTCCGATTACCACATCGGTTCCGATTTACGCAGTAGCAGGACAGAGGGCAGACGGGGCCTTTGATGCTCTCGAGCAGAAACCTAACGCAACAAGCTATACTCTCGGTGCTTCCGTGGGCTTTAAGCGGGTAGTATTTAAAGTAAACCCTGATGATATCGACGTTGATTCCGGGTATAAATATTTGTGGGCAAAGGTCTCTTGCGACGGCAAAAACACAACTAAATTCGTTTATTTCATAACTGAAAAGAAGATTTCAGCATGAGAACAAGGATGATTACGGCCCCAAGTGGCCCCGCTGCGACACTTAACCAGATCAAAGCCCGCTTAAGAATTGACCCGGGATGGACACATGAAGACGAGATCCTTACTAGCTGGTTAAAGGCCGGAACGGACTATGTCGAGAGCCTCACGAATCGGAAATTAATAACCCAGGAATGGGAATTGTTTCGCAAGGGGTGGGGCGAGGTTGAGTCCGAGTTGCCATTCGGCGAGACGCAGAGTCTTACAGGGGTGTTCTACACCGCCCCGGATGGTACAGAGCATGCCATCGGGGAAGCTGACTACCGCCTGAGTTTACCAGGTGGCGACTACGCACGCGTAATGTTCGCTCCGTTCATTGACCGTGTACCGCTTATTAAAGCTCCTGATGCCATACGAATCAGGTTTGTGTGTGGTTATGGGCCAGACGAATCTTACATTCCCGAAGTGCTTAAAGACGCTATCGCGTTATACGTCATGGGTATTAGAAATGACGACGATATTGAGGATATTATCGAGGCGCTGGCGAGCCAATACAGGTATCACATAATATGAAACGAACAAGCGCGCAGCTTAACAAACGGATTGAACTCATGGTCT